ATCCAGGTCGTGCAAGGACCACGCATCCGGATCGTAGCCCTGCTCCCGTGCAGTGGTCAGGATGCTCGAGGGCTCTCGGTGCGCCCGGACCGAGTAGCGAGTATTGAGACCATCCCCTTGACGCTCGACGCTGACGTTGAACCCGCGCTCGAGGTTGGTGATGTCACCATATCCGCTTTGAACATCCGTATCCAGGTTGATCAGATCATCCTTCACCCTCACCGGGAGATTGACGACCTTCGGCCCGTCCCTCATCGTCACGCCCTTTCCATCGGCGATCACGAGGGCATTCACCAGGTACCTGCGGCGAGGCCGAATATCCTTGCCGCGCTGAACGAGCTTCTCATCCCCACTAGAGATAAGCTGCTCTGCGAACTCGAGTAGTGGATCCCGTCCACCGGAGTCCTTGGGAGAGATCATGAACTTGAACTCGTCCCCCATCTTGATCACGTACTCAAGGATCGGCTTGAACCACACCCCCCGCTCCGACCACGGGGGCAGAACCCGGATCACCGTGCGCCCCGACTGGAACGAATGGAACTTCGTGTTCTTCTGGTTCGCGTCGCGCTGAATGGCATCAGGGTCCCGCTTGTATCCGTTGATCAACTGTTTTCCTCTTAAGTGAATCGTTCTGACTTGATCAGCTCTTTTTCACGGTAGGTCAGGGCGATCAGGATGTCTCTCTTGCCTTGCAGGATCCGCATCGCCCACTTCATCAGATTATGGTTTCTCCCTGAACTCACCAAAACGGAGTGAGCTGCCTTGCGGTCAGGGTGGGTGATGATCATGGAGGAGATCCTGTTCTCCGTCAGACGATCACCTGTAACTGCACCATTGGCGCGAATGGACAGATCAAGTTCGCCTTCAATCTCCTTGAGCCTGGCCTCACGGCTCGCGACCTCAGCCCCGAGGCGGGTCTCGATGTCCGCGTAATAAAGCATCAGCTTGCCGATCGCGCATAGATCGGCGTCGAGAGCAGTTGGATCAACATGGAAGAAGTACGGCGGAAGATTGATCATCTCCACAGCCTCCGTACCACTACTCAGCTCGACCGTCTGCTCGATGTTCATTTCCTCGATCACTCTTTCTCTCCTTTGTAGTTGAAGTACCTGTAGCCCAAGAGACGAACGGCCTCGTAGTACTTGAGGGCACGCCGCCTCGCGAACGGATGAAGCACCCACCACATACGCTCTTCGATGATGTCCAGCATGAACTCGAAGAACTCGTGGTCGGCGAGTCTACGATCTTCCTCGTCGCCACCGACCCAGTAGCGATAGTCATGGAGATCGGCTGGTAGTGGGGGGTACCTGTTGTCGCCGTTTGCGATCCTGACCAGGTAGATGCTATCGGGAGCGATCGTGGCGCCGTTCGACTGGAAGCCAGCCTTCGTCGCAACCTTCCACTCCTCCCACGTGGGGAACAGTTTCACTTCTTCCTTGAGTTCTTCATTTTTTTTTTGAGTTTTTCTCCGCTTCCGCCCACGAGCGGCCGACACCAACGTCCATCAGGAAGTTTTTGTTGTACTCAGGGATGGTGCGTTGAGCGCACCTATGGAAGCACTCCCTAAACCATTCTACTAAATCGTCCCTGACGCCATAGAGAAGAGCGTCGTGCACTGGGAACAGAAGTCGCACCTTGTCATACCCAACATCGTAATGTTTCAGCCACTTACGAATCTCGATCATGGTCCTGGTAGTGAGTGAGGCCGCCGGAGACTGGATCTTGAAGTTGATCGCTTCCCGCTCGGCATGGCTCCGCTTGATGGGGTCGCTGCTGATGAGCTCGGGGAGGCGTCGTTCCCGCCCGAACCGGCTCCGCACGATGCACCCGTTCACGAGCGCCGTGTCCAGGAGCTCAGCCTGGAACTGGCGGATCCTCGGGAAGCGCTTGTGGAAGTTCTCCACAAAGAGCTTCGCCCGCTCCTGCCCCACCAGCTCGATCAGCCCGGTCCTCGGATTCTTGAACTTGCACTGGGCGATCTGTCCACCCATCGACCCGTACGCGACCCCGAAGTTGAAGGGCTTCCCTACTGAGCTGCGGTTGAAGTCGTCGCATTCCTCAACCGGGATGTTCAGCACCGCGGCGGCCGAGATCTTGTGCATGTTCTGACCGCCCTCGAGCGCAGCGATCAGCGCCTTCTCCTGGCTCTCGTAGGCCAACAGGAAGAATTCCACCTGCTTGAAGTCGCCGTAGATGATCGAGTACCCGTCCTCCTCGATGAACAAGTCCCGGAGGTCAGCTCCGGCCTCCTCCTCCAGGTCCTCATCCGTCCTGGGAATCTGGTGATAGATCGTGCACGCCTGTCGACCACTCGTCGTGCCGTGGATCCGCATGCTGTAGCGCACCCGCCCGTCGAGCTGGATGTCCTTCATCAGGTTCTCGACGTACGTGCTCTTCATCTTCTGGTAGGTGCGGTACTTGAGGATCAGCGGACAGAGCGAGTGATCGATCTTCGCGATCACGTCAGCGGCGGTGGAGTAGCCCTTGGTCGATGCGGGGGCGGCGATCTTCTGGGCGAAGCCGACCTTGATCAGGAAGTCCTTCAGCTGGTCGTGGCTGCCAGGATTGAACTCCGCATCGCCCACGATCTCCCGGCACTCTGCGATCAGGCGCTCGAGCTCCCGGGTGTAGTAGGTGGCGAGCTTGTCGAGATCGGGCTTCGAGATCCGCACGCCGCTCCACTCGCTCTCCTGGAAGATCTCGGTGGCGGCGTAGGTCTCGGACTCGTACAGGCGACGGAGGTGCGGCTTCTCGTGGACCTGGCTGAGGTAGAGCTGGCCCAGACGGAAGCAGGCTTCGGCATCGGTGGCGCCATACGGATGGAGCACATCGTCAGGGATGTTGTCGTAGCTCTTCCGCTTCCGACCGTGGCCGACGATGTTGCGGACCCGGGCCTCCCAGTCGCCATACTGAAACTCGATGTCCGCCAGGTAGTCGAGGCCGTGGGGTGGAAGCTCGTGCAAGAGGTGGTGCAGGCAGCAGCTGTCGTGGACGGGACCCGCGATCTCGACCCCACACCAGGCACGGAGCACGTTGAGGTCGTACTTGGCGTTGTGGGCGAAGACAGTGAGGTCGGGGTGGGTGAACAGTTCACGGAGAATCGTGGACACTTCACCCCGCTCCGCCTCGCCCCACTGCGCCCGCAGCTTCCACTGGCCATACTTGACGTCAGGGTCGTGGCGCCAGAACGGGATCACCCAGTTCTGATTCTTCCCAGTCGAGAGCTGCGTCGTGATCATCGGGACGCTGCGGAACTGGACATCGGGGGACTCCGTGTCAACCGCGACTTGACCGGCGGCTAAGATCTCGCCCGCAGCTGCCGAGACGTCTTGCACCGTCTCACAGAGCTTGTACTGGATCTGGTAGACCGGCTCGGAGGTCGCGGTCCCCTCGTACACCTGACGCGCCAGGATGAAGTCCTGAGTGACCCGGGCCTTGAGCTTCGGGTCGCCTCCCTTGTACGCGATGTAGGCCGGGTGGAAGGTCGGGATAACCTTGAAGGTCGGTCCGTCCTCCCACATGGGGAGCTTGCGCTCGTACACCTTGCCACGGACATGAGTGATGCCCCCCTCCCGATCGAGACCGAACGCCTTGAGCGCAATGCGCCCACAGCAGATCACGACCCGAGGGCTGAACTTTCTGAACTCAAAGTACAGGTGCGTCAGGCACGCCTTGATCTCGTTTGCCCCTGGATCCCTGTTTTTGGGGGGTTTACAGCGCACAATATTCGTGACGAAGGTCTCGAGTAAGGGTATGCCGGATTTCTCCAGGATGTCCCGCAGCAGCTGACCTGAATCACCCACAAACGGGATTCCTGCGAGGTCCTCTTGACGCCCAGGCGCTTCACCGATGATGAAGATCCCGAAGCGAGGCTCAAAGCCGTCCTGCTTGATCCTCCCAGCGACCACCTCCTCGGCAGACGCTCCTGGGATCTGGATGCGGAGAGGACGGTAGCTGCCCTCGAGCTGACCGAGGCCACACAGTGGGTTGCCCCTGAGACGGGGATCGCAGGACTGATGTCGCTCACCGAACGCAGGCGCACTTCCTGACATACTCGAGGTTCGCTCCATCTCCCGGGAGGGCTTCAAAGCCACCCTGGATGATCGAAGCGAGACACTCTTCTCGGTGGCCATCCGGCTGGCCTTCGAGCCTAACGTATGCCGATCGCACCCCATGGAGACGGAGCGCCTTCACAGCCTTCTCCGCCTTCATCTCGGCGCCTGAGTCCCAGAGAATCAACACGTGTCGTATTCTGGACTCAGCGATCTTCTCGATCTGTACGTCGCTGAGGTGGGAACCGAAGTTCGTGGTCACGTTGTACTGGCGGAGCCAGAGGGCGTTGAAGGTGTTTTCTACCAGGGCCATCTGTTCACGCGTTCGGAAGACATCCCAGGTAAAGAGGTAGCTACTCGTCGTCACCCCCGGTGCGTACTGATAGCGAGGGGCATCGGAGTCGATCCACCACTTCACACGGCCCACGTAGTTCACTAGTTGCCCGTTCTCGGTCACCGGCACGTAGATCCGGTTCTCGGAGCCCCGGAACCCAAAGTGCTGCTGACGCTTTCTGGGAACGCGACGATCACGCTCCAGTCGCTGGACCGTCTCCTCACACACTTCGCAGTGGGCGACGAGATCCGATCCCAGTAGAGGCACCACGTCAGGAGGGAAGGCTAGCGGCCCCTCTGTTCGTTTCTCGACCTGAGGCGTAGGGGCTGGGTCCAGCTGGAGTCGGAGGCCCTTTTCCTTCAGGAGCTGCTCGACCTGGACTCGATTGGGAGACCACCCGCACTTGGCTCTGTGACAGTAACCGACTCCCTTCCTAAGGTTGAAGTAGAACTGGGGATGAGAGCACCTCGGGCAGGGCAGCTGAACTTCCCCGGACTTCATCTCCTTAGGTTAACTCTTAGATATCTCAAGGTTTCGGAAGAAACCTGAAAGAGTAAGGAAGAAGTGGAGAGAAGTAAGAGCAGAGAAGAACACAGAAGCGGTTCTCCCCTCAGTGCTCCCTCTCCTCCCAGGTCCTTCCTCATGATCTTTGTCATACCAGCTTCTCTGTACATGAAACGTCATTCTTGTCTGTTGTGTTCACTTCTGTGTTCTTCTCTGCTCTTACTTCTATCAACGTCGTCATTACTATTTCAGGTTTCTTCATTTTCTTATCGACTGGAGAATCGGAGCTCATCCCGCCAGGCACTTGACACCCTGTTGACCGCCGGTTGTCTCTCCCTGCGTTTTGGTCCGCCGCCGAGCTTCAGCGCGTACCCTTCGAACTCTGGTTTTATCTATCTTACCCTTGACATTGGGACAGCCCAATCGGGCACGTATGGCAACTCTGTTCGACGCTGCACCACCGTGCACCAGCGGCAGCGCTCGACCACTTGGAAGCCCGCCTCCCGGTACGACTCGGCCCAGTTGTGCCTACACGGTGGCAGCGACGGAGGAGGTTTAGGCGTATTGTCCAAATCCATCAGTGCTTGGTTCCTTGACGTTGGTGTCATGCTCGTTCGCCAGCCCGTACACGTCAGAGAGGGCGATCGGGTCTCGGAACTCGTGATCCCGCCCCGTCAGGGTCTTGAAGAGAGCTGCTGCTCTCTCTGGCGCCAGCGCGTTGAACTGCACGAACTTGTAGAGGCGCCCCTTCCGCAGGAGTGCCTTGTCGATCTGCAACCTCGCCACGTTGGTGGTAAGGATGATCCGGATGTTGGCGAGGTCCCCCGTGAGACCTTCCCCCAGGTTGAGGAGCTGGCTCACCACGTTCTCATCGTTGCCGGCGAGTCTCTCTCGCAGGAGCGAGTCGGCGTCCTCGACGATCAGGCCGAGTGGGCCCTCCGCGGCTCCGCGTTCCTCCAGCAGGACCTGCACCATGTCGGGGCCAGCCAACCTCGAGACGAGATGAGAGGGCACGATCACCCACTCGA